GATGACAGAAGACGGCGGTGCCGAAATAGATTTTGATCCAAACTCAAACGGTGCAGAAGGTGGCGAACAACACGAAGCTAACTTAGCAGAATTCATGGACGACGGCGCGCTGACCGCGGTTGCGTCTGAATTACAAGAGTCTTACGATGAAATGAAAACATCGCGTTCTGATTGGGAAGATGGTTATCTAAAAGGTTTAGACCTGTTAGGTTTTAAATATGAAAATAGATCAGAGCCATTCCAAGGCGCATCCGGCGCTACTCACCCAGTATTAGCAGAAGCCGTTACTCAGTTTCAAGCACTAGCTTATAAAGAATTATTACCTGCAGGTGGACCAGTTAGAACTCAGATTATGGGTAAGATTGATTCTATGAAAGAAAAACAAGCAGACCGTGTTAGAGAATTTATGAATTATCAAATTATGACTGAAATGAAAGAGTATGAACCTGAGTTTGACCAAATGTTATTTAACTTACCACTCGCTGGTTCTACCTTTAAAAAAGTTTATTTTGACTCGGTGCTAGGACGCACCGTTTCTAAATTTGTACCGGCAGAAGAATTAGTAGTGCCTTACACGGCAACCTCATTAGAAGATGCTGATACTATTATTCACATTATTAAAATGTCAGGTAACGATTTACGTAAACAACAAATTAGTGGTTTCTACCGTGATGTAGAATTAGTCGAACCAAGTGATTCTCCAACAGACATACAAGAGGGCAAAGACAAACTTGGTGGTGTTAGTGCTGGTTCGTATAATGAAATGCATACACTATTAGAGTGTCATGTTGAGTTAGACTTAGAAGGCTTTGAAGATAAAAATTTACAAACTGGTGAAGAGACTGGTATTAAATTACCCTACATTGTAACTATTGACGATGATTCTGGTGAAGTATTATCTGTTAGAAGAAACTACGGCGCACAAGACCAACTAAAACGACGCAAAGATTATTTTGTACATTTTAAATTTTTACCTGGACTTGGCTTTTATGGTTTTGGTCTAATCCACATGATCGGTGGTTTATCAAGAACAGCAACCGCAGCACTAAGACAATTATTAGATGCGGGCACACTATCTAATTTACCATCTGGATTTAAACAACGTGGGATTAGAGTTCGTGATGAAGCGCAACCTTTACAACCAGGCGAGTTTAGAGATGTAGATGCTCCTGGTGGTAATCTACGGGACGCGTTCATGCCGTTACCATTTAAAGAACCGAGCGCCACGCTCCTTCAACTAATGGGCGTAGTAGTACAAGCCGGGCAGCGTTTTGCGAGTATTGCGGATATGCAGGTCGGTGATGGCAATCAGTCGGCAGCAGTCGGCACGACTGTAGCGCTCTTGGAACGCGGATCGCG